CAGTATGGTACTACAACTGCTGGTTCTTTCGACTTGGACACTGACTCTAACGGTCGTTGGTCTGTTGAACGTTTCAAAGGTTTGATTTTCCAAATCGAACGTGATGCAAACGTAATTGCTAAGCAAACTCGTCGTGGTAAAGGTAACGTGATGATCGTATCATCTGACGTTGCTTCTGCTATGGCAATGGCTGGCGTGTTGCAATACACACCTGCTTTGTCTGCTGACCTACAAGTTGATGACACTGGTAACACATTTGCTGGTATGTTGCACGGTCGTATCAAGGTCTACATCGACCCATACTTCGGTGGTTACACATCTAACCAAGAATTGGTAACAATCGGTTATAAGGGTACTTCTCCTTATGACGCTGGTCTATTCTACTGCCCATACGTTCCTCTACAAATGGTTCGTGCAGTTGACCAGTACACATTCCAACCAAAGATTGGTTTCAAGACTCGTTACGGCATGGTTGCAAACCCATTCGCAACTGGTTTGACCACTGGCAACGGTGCATTGAACGCTCGTTCAAACGTGTACTACCGTATTTTCCAAGTTCGCAACTTGATGTAATCCCAGGGATGGGAAGAGTCACCGTTAAGAGTGACATTTAAAAGGGACCTTCGGGTCCCTTTTTTTTGACTCCTAAATAGTACATAGAGGAGATAATATGTCTGCAATAACCAGAACACCAGAAAATACCGATTTACTTCAACCCACCAAATTCTTATTGACATTCGATAGAATTAGGGCCACACAATATTTTTGCCAACAGGTTAATCTACCAGGTGTTTCTTTGGGTGAAGTTATGAAACCTACTCCGTTTTTGGACATGTTTTCACCAGGCACCAAACTGACCTATGAACCATTGGACATAGAATTTATAATAGATGAAGAACTACAGTCATGGAAAAACATATACGATTGGTTCACTTCCATTGCTGATCCTGATGGTTTTGAAAAGCGTGATGGTAGTAAAGAACTACAAGACAATAAACATTTTTCTGATGCAACATTAAGTATACTGAGTGGATTAAACAATCCTATTTTAAGAATACAATTCACAAATGTGTTTCCTTTAACTATTAGCGCACTTAGATTTGATACTACACAATCAGCAGATACAATAATAACCGCATCGGCAACATTTAGATATCAATCATACAAATACTTGACAGTTTAATACTTTTGTGATATAATGTTTTGATTATGGCAATTATGAATAACTATGGAAACACTTGAGCAAATACTAAAAATGTGGGAATCGGATGCAGTTATAGACCAGACCGAACCCAGCAGAGAATTATTAAAGATACCTGTATATCACAGTAAGTATCTTGGTATCCTCACCAAACACAAAATCGCATCAAAGAAAGCCCACTTTGATTACCTGCGTATGCGTAAGGTAAAATGGGAATACTTTACAGGTAAAATGTCACAAGATGAATTGAATGAATATGGTTGGGAACCATTCCAGTTTGCATTGAAGTCTGATATTAACACCTATTTGGAAGCAGACAAAGACCTTATTAAATTATTGGAGAAAAAGGTCTACCATGAGGAAGTCGTTTCAGTTATTGAATCTATTATGGCCGAATTGAAACAAAGAACATGGCAACTGCGAGACTTTATATCATGGGAGAAATTCGTTGGCGGACAGTAATCTATTATCAATATCAATAGATACATTAAACCTATTTTCTTTTATGATAGGTATGTTTTTTGCCGCAACCATGTGGAGAACAAAGGCTTTGTATTTTGTGGTCTTTTATTTTGCGTGTATGGCTTTATACTATGCCTTAAGATATAATTATGGTTGAACATTTAACAATCACAAAGAAAGATGAAGTATACGCCAAAGTGACCTGTGAGAAGCATGTTGCAAAGGAGTTATCTGAGTACTTCACATTCTTTGTACCTGGTTATCAGTTCGTTCCAGCCTATCGGAATCGCATATGGGACGGTAAGATTCGACTATTCAATCTACAGACCTCTCAACTATATCTTGGATTGATTCCATATCTTAAAGAGTTTTGTGATGAACGGGAATATACATACTCAAATGACATTATTGAAGATGAATATTCTGTCTATCATGCACAGAAATTCTTTGACACACTGAATCTACATTCACAAAGAAAACAAATTGGTGTCAGAGAACACCAACAAAATGCATTTATTGAGGCCATGCAAAAACGGAGAGCCTTGTTATTATCTCCAACCGCATCAGGTAAATCTCTTATCATATATTTGTTATTCAGACAATTGTTGCAGTATCAACAGTTAAAAGGTTTAATCATTGTTCCAACAACAACTTTGGTTGAACAGTTATATTCCGATTTTGCAGACTATTCGACAGAGAATGGTTTTAATGTGGAAGAAAATGTACATCGAATCTATCAAGGTAAAGATAAGATGACGGACAAGAATCTAACAATCTCCACATGGCAATCACTGTATAAGTTACCGCCAGATTATTTTCATCAATTTCAATATGTGATTGGTGATGAGGCACACCTGTTCAAGGCACAATCTTTAACATCAATACTAACATCTTGTGTCAATGCAAAGTATAGAATTGGTTTGACTGGTACACTAGACGGCACCAAAACACACAAACTGGTACTAGAAGGTTTGTTTGGTCCAACCAAAAAAGTTATATCAACCAAAGAATTGATTGACAAGAAACAATTATCAGCATTCAACATAAAGTGTTTGATACTGAAACATTCCGATGAGATATGTAAGGAAATGAAAGATGCATCATATCCAGATGAGTTGAAATATTTGATTGAGTCTGAAAACAGAAATCGTTTCATTCGTAATTTGGCCATCAGTTTGGAGAAAAACACATTAGTTTTGTTTCAGATGAAGAAACATGGTCGTGTATTATACGAAATGATTAAAGAGAAGGCAAATGGTCGCAGTGTTTATTTTATTGACGGTGATGTGGACACTGAGGTGAGAGAACAAGTTAGGAAAATTATGGAAATAGAAAACGATGCAATCACCGTGGCCAGTTTTGGAACATTCTCTACTGGTACAAACATTAGAAATCTACACAACATCATATTTGCGAGCCCAAGTAAATCAAGGGTTAGAAATTTACAATCAATTGGTAGAGGTTTACGACAGAATGAAGGTAAAGAAATGGCCACACTCTATGATATATCAGATGATTTAAGAATCAAAAAACACACAAACTTCACATTACAACACTTCATCGAAAGAGTAAAGATATATAATGAGGAGAAGTTTACTTTTAAAATTTACAATATAGGACTTAAAAATGGCCATTAAAATAGTAAGATTTAAAGACGGTCTAGATGTAATTTGTAATTGTGAATACACAATAAATGACACAATAGAGATTACCGATCCTATGTTATTTGAAATTCGTGGCACCAATTTGATGTTGCAATGTTGGTTACCTATGTCTGTCATTAAAGAAAATACGGTAGAAATAGATGCGGATAATATCCTATGTGCAATGGATCCTACTGAGGACTTTGAAGAATATTATCTGAATACGGTAATTAAATTTACCGAAGCGACTAAGAAAGAAAAGGAGGTAGCTCTTACTGATGAGGTACTTTCCGCTTTTGAAGAAAAGGAATCAAGGAAGAATTCCTTAATACATTAATAACCTAATACCTAATAAATTAATATATTAATATCATCATCCGGGCTACACCGTGGACTTTAACACATGTCAAGCCCTTTGTCAACAACTTTTTATGGTACATTTGAATGAGTAAACAGAAACATTATATAAACAATCAAGATTTCCTAACGGCATTGGTTGATTACAAAACACGATGCGTAGAAGCCGAAAAGGCTGGCAAACCTAAACCAAACATTCCAAATTACATTGGTGAATGCTTTATGAAGATTGCCGAAGGTCTATCACACAAACCAAACTTTATCAATTACACTTACCGTGATGAAATGATTTCCGATGGTATTGAAAACTGTTTGATGTACTTTGAGAACTTTGATCCAGACAAGTCTAAGAATCCATTTGCATACTTCACACAAGTAATCTACTTTGCATTCCTAAGACGAATACAGAAAGAAAAGAAACAACTGTATGTGAAGTACAAGGCCACAGAGATGTATGGTATACTGGATGAATTTGAGATGTTAGAGAGTGAAGATGGTTCAAGTAAACAATTTGAACTCTATGATAACATTGCCGAATTCATTGAGACATATGAAGTAGCCAGAAAAACAAAGAAAGCCGAAAAAGATGCGGCAAAGAAACCAAAAGGGCTTGAAAAATTTATTGAGGAGTGATTATGAGAATAGGATTTACATGTTCAACTTTTGATTTGTTCCATGCTGGCCATGTGATGATGTTGAAAGAGGCAAAGACTCAGTGTGATTATTTGATGGTAGGTTTACAAATGGATCCTACGATTGATAGACCTACCACTAAAAACAAACCAATACAAACGGTACTGGAAAGATTCATACAGGTACAGGCTTGTAAATTTGTTGATGAAATTATACCATATGCCACTGAAAAAGAATTGATGGACATATTGACTTCTTATCCAATAGATGTTAGAATCATAGGTGAAGAATATAGGGATAAACAGTTTACTGGTTATCAGTTACCTATGTCAGTCTATTTTAACAGTCGCCAACACAGTTTTTCAACCACTGAGTTACGGCAAAGAGTATTGGAAATTGAAAAAGGCAAATGAAAGTAGCAATAATAACTGACCAACATTTTGGTGCGAGAAATGATTCCACACTTTTCTTAGATTTCTATGAGAAGTTTTATAAAGAAACATTCTTTCCAACGTTGGTTAAAGAAAAGATTAAGACTGTTCTTATTCTCGGTGATACCTTTGACCGTAGAAAGTACATTAACTTCTACTCACTGAAACGCACCAAAGAAATGTTCTTTGACCCGTTGTATGCATTGGGTGTTGAAGTTCATATGTTGGCAGGTAATCACGACACATACTTTAAGAACACCAATGATGTGAACTCGGTAGATTTGTTGTTAAAAGAATATGACAACATTAATGTTATTGATTCACCACAAACAATTCATTTGGACTATGCAAACACAACCGCTGATGTTTGTATGATGCCATGGATATGCGCTGAGAACTACGAGAACTCTATGCAAGAGTTGAATAATACCTCAGCAACCCTTTGTATGGGTCATTTTGAGATTGCCGGCTTTGCGATGTATCGTGGTATGCCATCCGAAGGAGGACTGGATCGTGGAATTTTTAGGAAGTTTAGTCACACTTTTAGTGGTCATTACCATCACAAATCTTCTGCTAATGATATCTACTATTTGGGGAACCCATACGAACTTACTTGGCAAGATTACAATGACGCTAGGGGTTTTCATTTGTTTGATTTGGATTCTCATCAACTTGAATTCGTAGAGAATCCAAACAAAATGTTTCATCGTATTATGTACGATGACAAAGTGAATACCATTAAAGAACTTGATGGTATGGATTTCAAACCATATGCAAACACCTATGTCAAAGTGGTTGTAATAAACAAAACCAATCCGTATTTGTTTGACAAGTTCATGAATAACCTGTATAATGTGAACCCAGCAGACATTACAATTGCTGAAGATTTTACAGATTTGACCGAAGGTGTTGATGACAATATGGTCAACCAGGCCGAAGATACTCTGACAATTCTAAACAAGTATGTCGATAACATCAAAGAAGATAACATAGATAATACTAAGTTGAAAACATTATTAAAAGAACTCTATGTAGAGGCATTGAATACTGAACAAGCATGATTTTATTTCAAAAGGTTCGTTGGAAAAACTTTCTTTCCACCGGTGCAGCATTCACCGAGATTAATTTTACCAAGTCTACCAATACTTTAATTATTGGGCAAAATGGTGCAGGTAAGTCCACGATTCTGGATGCACTTTGCTTTGGCCTATTTGGCAAACCATTTCGTAAAATAAACAAACCACAGTTACCAAATTCTATCAACACCAAAGAATGTGTGGTTGAGATTGAATTCAACATTGGCCAGAAACGATATAAAATTATTCGTGGTATCAAACCCAATACATTTGAGATTTACGCCAATGATATTCTGCTGAACCAGGATGCAGCTGCGAAAGACTACCAAGAAGTACTAGAGAAACAAATTCTCAAACTAAATTATAAGTCCTTTACGCAGGTTGTCATCCTTGGTTCAGCATCCTTTGTTCCTTTCATGCAATTGTCTGCCGCTGACCGCAGAACAATTATTGAGGACTTACTAGACATTCAAATCTTCTCGTCCATGAATTCGGTTGTCAAAGAAAAAATGTCATCCATTAAAGATGAGACAACCAAATCTAAGTATGCCATTTCTTTAACCGAAGAAAAAATCAATTTACAAAAACAAAACATCGAAGAACATAAGAAGAATAACGATGCGGAGATTCAGCGTAAACGGGAAGAAATTGAAAAATCAAAAGAACAACACAATAAATTGATAAATGATATTGAGTTGATTAACAAACATATTGCAGTGTTACAAACTAAAGTTGGTGATAAAAAAGAAAAGTTAGACAAGAAGTCCAAAGGTCTATTTCAAATCAAAGGTAAAGTCCAAACTAATATTGACAGAAACCAAAAAGAGATTGACTTCTATGAAAGTAACCATGATTGTCCAACTTGTAAACAACCGATCACGCCTGAGTGGAAAGATTCTCAGGTAGAAGAAAAGTCAAATAAAATAAACACACAAAAAACTGGCTTGCTTGAGATTGAACAAGAGTTAAGTAAAGTAACTTCTGAAATAGAATCAATCACTGGTATCATTTCTCACATCAATGCACACAATGGTGAAATTATTAGACATACTTCCACCATGTCGGCCGTAAGCAATTATATTTCTAAGTTGAATACTGAGATTGATGAATTGTCCAAGAAACAAACCGATAATGCCGGTGGCGACCAAAAGTTAACTGAATTAATTACTGAGTTGGATGAATATAAAAACAACTATGAAACACTTTTGAACGAAAAACATTACTATGAATTTGCAGGTAATTTGTTGAAAGATAACGGCATTAAGACCAAAATTATCAAACAATATCTACCTATTATGAATAAGTTGATTAACAAGTACCTGTCTGCAATGGACTTCTTTGTTAACTTCAACATCAATGAAAACTTTGAAGAAACAATTAAGAGTAGGCACCGTGATGAATTCTCTTATGCCAATTTCTCCGAAGGTGAAAAGATGCGTATTGACTTGGCATTATTGTTTACTTGGCGTCAGATTGCCAAACTAAAGAATAGTACCAATACAAATTTGTTGATACTGGATGAAGTGTTTGATTCTAGCCTTGACACAGTAGGCACAGAAGAATTCCTAAAGTTGATACATGAAATGGGTACAGATACTAATGTGTTTGTTATTTCACACAAAGGTGACCAGTTATTTGATAAGTTTCGTTCGGTCATTAAGTTTGAGAAAAAAGGAAACTTTTCAAGGATTGCAAAATGAATTTCAATGAATATCTATCACACCAAAGAAATGTAGTAGACAAAGAAGTCCCAGGTTGGTTTTATCCAATCGACATTGTTCTTATGTATGGTGTACTACAAGAAATACAATTTAATTTGGATGGTGATATCTGTGAGATTGGTGTTGCAAATGGCCGAAGTGCAATTAACATTTGCAATTTTAAAAACACCAAAGATAATTTTTATCTGTATGATATTTTTTCCGAAGAACAAAGAGTTATTGCAGACAAAAATATTAAAAAGTTTAGTAAAGGTGAAAACCTGATTTGGAAATTAACCGATACAATGTCATTGTTTCCAGATGATTTGATTTTCAAAGATCAGTTAAAGTTTTTACATATTGATGGTTGCCATGAACATCCTGTGGTACTGTCATCAACAATACCAAGAAAAAATGTTATTGTTTATAAAGAAGGCAATGCCCACAATGTCGTTCAGTGGTTTAGCTATTAGACCAGTGTATGATGAAAATGTTTTGTTGTGTGATTCTAGGTCTAAAGTAGTTGATGTGGATGAACTATACAAAAAGTTGTTTGATAAACCAACCATAGGATAAATTATGAGTACAGAAGATATTGTTTTATATAACACCGCTGAACAAGCCGAGATTAAATCTACACCAGTCGAAACTTTCGACTTGGTTGCACCGGATCATCCTGCACTATACAAGGTGTTGCCTGAATTTAATTTTGAAACCGCACCAATTAATGCCAATGAGTTTGCATCCACACTGGTAGAAACCTGTAAGAAGTATAATGGCATTGGTCTTTCTGCCAATCAGTGTGGTGTTGAATATCGTGTATTTGTTATGGGTTTAGGTGAAGACTATGTGGCATACTTTAATCCTAAAATTGTTTCCACAAAAGGTGAAGCCCACATGGAAGAAGGTTGCCTTTCTTTCCCTTTCCTAAATTTGAGAATTACCAGACCTGCCGAAGTTGAAGTGG